GAAGATTTTGTACAAGGGGTTGTTGAGTCAACATCAGAACTAGGAGCACCGTTTATAAGTGAATCTATTTGGACACAAGGTATAACTGATATATTTGTCAGAGGTGGTCGTACCAGAGATGGTAGAAGATTATATTCTGAGCAAACACCTTTCGGTGAAAGGTTTTCTATAGCAGTAAAACATTTAGCAGAAACACAATATCCAGGTTCTGCTGCGCAAGCTTTCAGAATATTTAATTCTATTGTAAAAAACCCTGATGAGTATGGTAGAACATATGAACTTGCAGATGAAGTATTAGGTATCGCTGGATTACGTGCTGTTAAGGTAGATCCTGTTCAATCAATGCAATTTAAAATAGCAGATTTCAGGACAGGGATAAACAACTCAAGACGTGAGTTTACATCGCCATTACTTAAAGGTGGAGCGGTGACCGCGGAACAAATTGTAGATAGATATCAGGTTGCTAATCAAGCCTTGTTTAAGGTGCAGAAAGAAATGTCAAAAGACTACTACGGAGCTTTGTTATTAGGTGCTACACCAAAGGATCTAAATGCTCAGTTTGCAGATCGTGTATCTAACGTTCAGCTTAGGGCACTTATAAAAGGTAACTTCAAACCATTCATACCATCAGAAAACATTGAAAAATCGTTTAGAGAAAATGCTAAAAAAATAGGTGGAGTAAATGCATATAACGTAGCTAAAGAAACAATAAGACGAATAGCTAAACAATACTCAAGATTGAGTTTATTTGATGATGCACTGCCTCTTTTTGACAACCCGTACAAGACGTCAGCCTTACCTGACCTTGGATTGAGCAATGTTCCGGCACCAACTACTGGTTTAGGTTTGCAAACTCCAGGGGTATCTGGTATCACTAATAATATACAAACAACCGCACTAAAAGGTCAAAGAGTGTTTGGCCCTAATGATACGGTATTTGGGGGTTAGATGAACGATACAGTAAAAGGCATAACACCAGAAGACGAAAGAGAACATATTATATCTCTGTATGGTCATGTCAAAGGCGTTGAACGTGAAATAGAATTAATAAAAACTAATCACCTAAAACACCTGGACGATAAAATTACGCATGTACATCAAGACGTAGAGGCTTTGGGTGGCAAGATAGACAAAATCTATTGGGTAGTCTTAACCACGGTGGGGGCTGTTGGTTTAGTATTTATAGAAACACTGTTGGGGATGATATGACATTTGCAGAGGCATTCGCAGACGCGAGAAAGAGATTAGGACCAGGTGGTGTATTTACTTACAAGGGTAAAAAGTATACGACCGATCGTGCTGATGATAAAGCAAAGACCGCCAAAAATAATGTAGAAAAGAAAATAGATGTTACCCCTGTTAAAAAACCTAAGACAGAAACAAAAAAAGAAAAAGAAGTAAAAGAAGTAAAAAAAGAAAAAGAAGTAAAAGAAGTAAAAAAAGAAAAAAAGTTTATTGAGGGTGAAGAGGAAGATAAAAGTTTATTTAGTTTTATACCGTCAAACCTCAGAATGTTTGCTGACGATATAGTTAGAACTCAACTTGGATTAGAAAAAGAAGGACTGACAGAAAAAGATCTTTCAGAGAAACAACTTGATGATTTAAGACAAACTGTACTTAACTCAATAGATAGAATGGGAGTAGATGACGGTATCCTAGACGGTATTATAGATTATGAAGATTACAATACTGAACTTGGTAATGCATATAGGGGAGGAGTTTCAAAGTTTTTTAACCCTGCGTTTCATAACAAAACAACTTTTGGAAAAATGAATTATGATGTTGATGACGACGGTAATGTGATTTTAACTGATAGTTTTGATTTTGCGGATGCTGCTTCTAAACAAGACGATAGTGTTTTTAAAAAATTTGCTAGAATAGGACAGGCTTATTCTAAATCTGATTCTTTTGGGGGTGGTATATACAATGCTCTTAGAGAAGCATCTGGCAACTTTGGATCAGCAGAAGGTACAGGTGGACAATCAACAATAAACTTAGGTAATTTTTTAACAGAAGATCAACTAGCCGGTATTATGGCAACAGAAGCAGCAAAGGATATAGCGTAATGAAACTATCAAATAATTTTTCACTGTCAGAGTTAACTAAATCTCAAACCGCGACTCGTAAAGGTATTGACAATGAACCGGGGACCGCGGAGATTGAAAACCTTATTCACCTAGCGGAGTCCGTCCTGCAACCAGTGCGAGAGCATTTTGGTAAACCGGTCATGATATCTTCAGGCTATCGTAGCCCAGCGCTGTGCGAAGCTATCGGATCTTCGGCTAAGTCACAGCATGCCAAGGGTGAGGCAGCAGACTTCGAAATACACGGAGTTGACAACAAGGAGCTCGCAACGTGGATTAGTAATAATACGGAATTTGACCAACTAATTTTGGAGTTTTATGATGAAGGAGATCCAAATTCTGGATGGGTGCACTGTTCAGCGGTGACGGCAGAGCCAAGAAAACAGGTGTTAAGAGCAAGCAAAGTAGAAGGACGGACGAAATACGAACAGATACTCCTTTAGATCCAGTCTTTAATATCTTCCCCCATAATTTCATTAGCAATGTCGATTTTATCTCTAAGTGATTTAACAATACGTTCATCTATAGTACCTTCAGCTATCAAGTCAACATAGGTTACACTGCCAGTTTGGCCGATACGGTGAGCTCTGTCTTCTGACTGTAGTCTTTTTTCAAGATCATAGCTGTTGGAGTAGTACACTACAGTGTTAGCAGCAGTCAGGGTAATTCCATACCCTCCAGTTTGTGCATTTCCTACGAAATAGCGTGTAGGGCCCTTTTTCTCTTGAAATAGAGCAATGTTCTCCTGGCGGACCCTAGGGTCCACTGACCCGTGATATTCGACTGTAGAGGCTTCTCCGTAAGCTTTTTTTAAAGATTCTACTATATTTTTTATATCCTCAACATAATTTGCCCAGATTATCACTTTTCCATCTGTCTCATCCAACAGCTCCATCAATGTGTTAATTCTGTTGTTTTTAAGATGAGTAATCGTACCATCGTCTGCCTTAAAATGACCACAAGTTATCTGATGCAATCGCATAAGTTGTGTCATAACATTTACAGTAGACATTAACTTACCATCATCAAGCATTGCAAGTGCCATTTCTTTCATTTGTCTATATGCTTTGTCTTGTTCTTTTGTTAGCTCTACAAATCTTTTAGTAAAAACTTTTTCAGGTAAGTCTAAGCAGTCTTCTTTCAGAACCCTGTAAGAAAACGAATCTAATAAATCAGATAATTCTCCAAGTCTTCTATAACTGCCAACTATTTGCACGCGTCGACCACCGAAATTTCTGTCAACCATATGTGCATACCTTGAGCGAAAGCTATAGTACGACTGATGTCCTAGATGGTTTGGATCTAAGAAATCACACTGACTATACAAATCAAGTGGTGACTTTGTAACTGGAGAGCCGGTTAAGATTCTACGATATTTCGCTAGATCCCCTATTGTTAATATATTTTTTGTTCGCTTTGCTGTCGGATTCTTGATCGTCGTAGATTCATCAATCCCTATTAAAGCTCGTCCAACAAAAATGTTAAGGAAACTTCGAGCAAAGTCCAGTCCTTTCGAGGTAGAAAATGCTTCTACGTTCATTATCAATAGTTTAAGTTTATGGTCACCTGTAAATAATGTATCCAGCTCAGCCTGTTTTTTCTTTGTCAATGTTGGTTCCCACAAAACCTTAGTATATTCAACATGTTCTGGCATATGTACAGGGAACTCTATGCTATCCCAGTTTTTGTAAACACCCTTTGGTGCTACGATTAAAGCGCCTTTAATAGCGCCTCTATCATAGAGCATAGCTATATTATCAACGAGAACCTTGGATTTACCTGTACCCATTTCCATAAATAATGCGTATGTATCCTCAGCCCAAGACTTCTCTAAAGCCTTCAATTGATGAGAATACGGCTTGGTTTTAAACCTATAATTTTTTATCATAATTTATTTTACTTTCTGACTTGACAAATATATAATCATGACTATCTTCAATGTCAATACAGAAAGAATAAAAATGAAGAATAAAATATTTGAGTTATATAGGCCAAAACAATTGGCAGAGTTTTTACAGTTTAATAAAGACAACCCTAACGAAAGTTTTGTCTATGTCTTACAACACCCACCAAGAAATATAAACATTTTGACAGCAACGGACTTTGGTTATTTGGTTATTTGTTTACCAGAAAACTCACAGATGTTATTTAGTCCAGGTCCTTTCATACACAAGATGAGAAAAAATTTAAGAGATTTCAGAGAGAAAGATTTTATACTTTGTTCAGGTGATCCTGCTATCATAGGTTTATCTACAGCCATTGTTAGTGATATTACGCAAGGAAAGTTTAATCTCTTGAAATGGGATAGACAAGAAACAAGATACTATCCACTAACATTTAATTTATACGAGAAAGGATAAAATGAATAAGTTGACAATAGATGATCTAGAACAGGATCAACAAGAGATTTTAGATAAATCAGATATCAAAACATTATCACACTACTGCCTGCAGTTACAAAACTATCAGGATCAAATAGACAATCTAGAACAAGATTTAAAAAGTGTGAAAGAACAAGCAGACAAAATTAGTTCAGAGATAATACCAAACCTGTTAGCAGAACAGGGGTTATCATCTTTGAAATTAGCTGATGGTAGTGCGGTTGAAGTAAAAAAATCGTACAGTTGCACAGTAAAAAAAGATGCAATTGAATCAGCTTACACATGGCTTCGAGAAAACGGACTGGGTGACATCATTAAAAATGAGGTTGCTGTACAGTTCGGTAAAGGCGAAGATAACAAGGCACAGCAATTGCTGGACCTTGCGGTGCGAGAAGGTTATGAACCTTCGCAGAAACAGAAGGTAGAACCTATGACTCTGAAAGCACTCTATAGGGAGCGTGTCGAGGCCGGCCTCGACATGCCTTCCGATTCTTTCAATGTGTTTGTAAAGGATCAAACTAAAATAAGCCGGAAATAACGAATCATGAACAAGGAGAAAAGAACCATGAATCAAGTAGCGAAAAAAGAAAACACAGACGTAGCTCTAACGAGCATGTTTGAACAAGATGCGTCAGGTGGATTAGATAATATGGGTAGTGATGATTTTGCTATGCCATTTCTAAGAGTCCTGGGGCAGCTATCCCCTGAAATAAATAAGAGGGATGCAAAATATGTTGAAGGTGCTGAAGCAGGTATGATATTCAATACCGTGACCAAGCAAACATATGACGGAGAGACAGGCGTCAATATACTACCATGTGGTTATAAGCGGGAGTATGTTGAATGGTCTGATCGTGGAGAGGGCACATCCGCCCCTGTTGCGATACACTCTGTTGCTAGTGGTATTATTAAAGAGACTACTAGAGGTGCAGATTGGAAAGACAGATTACCAAACGGTAACTATCTTGAAAACACTGCATCATACTTTGTTATGTTGGAAGACATGACACAGGCATTGATTACAATGAAATCAACTCAACTAAAAGTGAGTCGTAATTGGAACTCAATGATGCACAGCATAAAACTGACTGGCAAAAACGGAAAGGTGTTTGTGCCAGCAGGTTATAGTCACGTGTATAATCTTAGTACAGTGCAACAATCAAATGACAAGGGAACTTGGTTTGGTTGGAATGTACAGAAGGTTGGCCCGGTACAAGATAAAAACTTGTATGAAGCGGCGAAGCAATTTGCTGGTAGTGTTGCAACAATGCCAGTGAATCATGGTGAAGGTGAGACTAAGTCTAAAAAGGACTCAGTACCATTTTAACATGATAGGCCCATGGATCGACTCCCCCCTTTTCATGGGCCTTCTTATAGAAGTTAGAAAGGATAAATATTTATATGGAGAAAGACAGAACATATTACCACAAGAAATATTACAGAATAAAAACTATGGCAAAACTAAGACAACGGATAAGAGTCTTAGAAGAAACAATAAAAGATTTTATTGATTCAGAAGAAGGAATAGCCTATAGAAATAGAAAAAGTAAGGAGTATCAGAAAGAATACAGAGAGAAAAACAAAGAAAGAATAAAGAGATATCAGGAAGAATATAAAAAGTTATGAGCAAGTTTAGGGAGATTTTTGAGGGCAATAAAAGCGCCTATGGACAACTAGTTCTGTCTGGAACCAGTAGCGATAAGGGAAAGGCAGAAGGAAGAGCATTTATCAAAAAACAAGAAGTCACTGATGAACTTTTTACAAATCATTTAGAGGGTGCAGTTAATCCTAACACCAACCAACCGTATCCTGCACTGGGTATAATACCAATAAACGAACAGAATGAATGCAAGTGGGGTTGTATTGATGTTGATGAGTACAATTTTAAACACAAAGAGGTTGTAGAACTTATAAAAGAAAAAGGTTTTCCACTAATAGTATTCAGATCAAAGTCGGGTGGCGCACATTTATTTTTATTTACAAAAGAGTTTATCCCTGCATCGAAAATGGTTGCTAGTCTAGAAGCTATGGCAGATGTATTAGGTTATTCTGGTTGTGAAATTTTTCCAAAACAAACTGAGATTTTAGTAGAGAAGGGTGATGTAGGTAATTTTTTAAACCTACCATATTACAAAGACACTAAGGGTTTGAGGTATGCTTTGAGCGAAGAAGGAAACGCGATGAAAGTAGAAGAGTTTTACGAAGTATACGATAAAAAGGTACAGACACTAGATCAGTTATCAGATTTAAAACCGGAGAAAAAATCAAAAGTTAAGAAGAAACCAGAAATTTTTCCTGATGGTCCACCTTGTTTAAACAGACTGGCAGAAGAAGGGTTTGGCGAAGGATCAAGAAATAATTCTTTATTTAATCTAGCAATATACAGGCAAAAATCTAATCCAGACAACTGGGAAGATTTAGTAGAAGAGGACAATCGTAACTATATGAACCCTCCCTTAAAAGCATCTGAGGTAACAACCCTGTTAAAATCTGTAGGAAAGAAAGGTTATGATAAATACAAATGCAAGGATCAACCAATTTGTAATGTTTGTGATGCTCGCAAGTGTAGGACAAAAAGATTTGGTGTTGGTTATGAAGAAGAAAAGATGCCAGAACTTGGTGCATTGACTGTAATTACATCTGAGCCACCTCAATGGTTTCTTAGTGTTGCAGACAAAAGAGTGGAACTAAAAACAGTTGAGTTAAACAATCCTATGCTGTTTCAAATAGCGGTTTTAGAAAAATGTCACATTAGTACACCGGAACTTAAAGGTCCTGAATGGAGAAAGTTTTATCTAGATCCTTTACTGGCAGGCCTTCAGGAAATAGAACCTCTTGAATCATTAGATCCTGTAAATCAAATAACAAATTTATTGTATGACTTTACAGTCAACAGGCCACAGGCAAGAACAAAAGAAGATATACTTAACAAAACAGCATGGACCGATGACGGTTATACATATTTTAGATTGGATGATTTTTACAATTTTGCAAAGAGAAGTAATTGGGAGTTGGATAAAACAAAAACAGGTAATATGTTAAAGCAGTTAGATTTTTTTGAGAAAGAAGAAAGAATGCAGCTGAAAAATCAAACACCTCGTTTGATTAAAATAAAGGCGATGAAGAAAACGGAACCATCGGTTTCTAAAGCAACCTACAAAGAAAGGCCATTCTAATGACTGACTACTACACAGATCCTATACGTTTTGAACTTTTACGAGAAACAGAAAAAGCTATACGCATAAGCATTCCAAACGGACCAACTAGTTTGGACACTCTAGACTTTTGGATGCCAAAAAGCATAACGAAAGATTTTAGAAAAGTGAACAACAGACTTTACAGAGCAAGATTCTGGGAAGAAGGTTATTGGGACAATTTTTACAAAGCACAGGCAGAGGCAAAACGATCTCCGAAAATGCTTTCTGAAGGAGGGGCAGTTTGAAAACAATAATACTAGGACCGCCAGGAACAGGTAAGACAACAACACTGTTAAATCTAGTAGACGAATTTTTACGAGCAGGAACAGACATAAAAAAAGTAGGTTATTTTTCTTTTACTCGTAAGGCCGCATACGAAGCCATAAGAAGAGCAGAAGATAAATTTATGTTGGAAGAAAAAGAAATACCATACTTTAGAACTCTTCACTCTTTAGCATTTAGAACTTTAGGTATTAAAAAAGAAAGAGTTATGAAACATATAGACTACAGAGATTTTGGTTTGAAATGTGGCATACCTATCAAGAGCGCTTGGCATAGCGAAGAAGATGGTGTGTTCAGTTCTGACAATGAGTATTTAAGAATAATCAACAAAGCAAGAGTTCAAGGCATACCTGTGTTAGAAGAGTATGACAAGAATAGACATTCCCTGGACGTAGAAAGAGATTTATTATACCTTCTAGATCAAGAACTTAGCAGATATAAACAAGAGAAAGGTCTAGTAGACTATGATGATATGTTGGAAAACTTTATTAAACAAAACGCGGCACCTTCTTTTGACGTACTATTTATTGACGAAGCACAGGATCTTTCACCTCTACAATGGAGAATGGTCAGAGCGTTATGGAGCAAATCCGATAAAACATATATTGCTGGTGATGACGATCAAGCTATATTTAAGTGGGCGGGCGCTGATGTCGATACTTTCATCGCTCTTAAAGAAGAAGTAGATCAGATTGATACACTTAATCAGTCATATAGAATACCTGGTGGACCTATACATGAAATGTCACAAAGAATTATTAGGTCTGTTTCTAACAGATATGACAAAGACTACATGCCGAGACAAGAGATGGGTGACTTAACAAGGTATGCTGACGTTACACAAGTAGACATGTCACAAGGTGAATGGTTGGTTTTATCTAGTGCGAATTATTTTTTAGATGACATTAAAGATTTCTGCGAACTGCAAGGGTGGTATTACTCACACAAGAGTAAAAACTCTGTTAAATTAGATTTACTTCTTGCAATACAAACATGGGAGAAGTGGAGAAACAGTGAAACATTACTACCAATTGCATCAATAAAAAATATTTATTCTTACCTAGGCGACAATGTGATCAAGGGTTATCAAAAAGGTAAAACAATGGACGAGAACGAAGATGGTTATTACATTGAAGAGTGCATCGAGCAACACGGATTACAAACACAAGATGTTTGGTACAAAGCATTTGCAGGTTTAGATACTAATACAGAAAACTACATTCGTAACATGCTAGCAAATAAAGAAAGCTTTAAACAAAACCCACGCATAACACTATCAACAATACACGGAGCAAAAGGAGGTGAGGCTGACAATGTATTACTTTTACCTGATATTACTAAGTCTGCTGTTGACCACAATGATTTGGACCCAGATGAATTACACAGGTTATTTTATGTTGCTGTAACAAGAGCTAAAAAAGCTTTGCATATACTAGAACCACGAAACTATGATAGGGCATACACACTGTGAGGTTTCATGAACATATAAAGGGAGATAAGGCAGAATATATAGCAGCAATGTGGCTATGGGACCAAGGATACTTGGTTTGTAAAAATATGTCTCAACAAGGAGCTGTTGATTTGGTTGCAATAAAAGAATATGAGGTTATACTGATAGATGTAAAGTCTGAATGCATAAGAAAGCGAGACGGATATAAAATTAATAGATCATTGACGGATGTGCAGAAAGCGCTGGGGGTAAACATTTTGAATGTCAATGTTGACACAGGAGAATGCACATATGTCTAAGAAACACGTCCCAGTAAACTTTCCATCACATTACAATAAAGGCGGCATCGGCTGCATTGATGCAATCAAGTCGTGTCAAGGAGATGGTTTTAAATACTATCTTCAAGGTTCAGCTATAAAATATATTTGGAGGCACGAACATAAAGGTAAACCATTGGAAGATTTAGATAAAGCTATTTGGTTTTTAAATAAATTAAAGGAGCAATATAAATGATAAGACCTTTACAAGTACCAATGAATTTTAATCCCGAAACAGAATGGGTACCCCCGTTCGAATTACCAGATTTATCTGGTCATAGTGAAATTGCTATTGACTTAGAAACACGAGATCCAAACCTGATGACCATGGGCTCAGGTGCGGTAAGAAGAGACGGTGAAGTAGTCGGCATTGCTGTGGCAGTAGAAGGATGGTCCGGTTATTTTCCAATCAATCACGAAGGTGGTGGGAACATGGACCGCGCATTAGTCTTGGATTGGTTTGAAGAATTATTGCAAACTACAGCTACAAAAATATTTCACAATGCAATGTACGATGTATCCTGGATACGGTCGATGGGTTTTCATATTAATGGTGGTATCGTTGATACAATGGTCGCTGCAAGTTTGATAGATGAAAACAGAATGAGTTATACATTAAATTCAGTTTCAAGAGATTACACAGGCTTAGGTAAAAGTGAAGCTGCATTAAGAGAACACGCTAAAGATTGGGGAGTCAATCCAAAAGCAGAAATGTGGAGACTACCTGCGCCACTGGTTGCTGAGTATGCCGAAAAAGATGCAGAGATTACATTAAAACTTTGGCATGCACTACAACACGAACTTTCGAAAGAAGAGCTTTGGGATGTATTTAATTTAGAGTCTAATCTTTTTCCATGTTTGGTTGATATGAAATTTAAAGGAGTGAGAGTAGATGTAGAAGGTGCTGCAAGACTAAAAAAAGATTTAGTAAAACAAGAAAAAGAAATTCACTCTCAAATACACAAAATGGTTGGTTTTGATGTTGAGTTATGGGCTGCTGCGTCGATTGCAAAAGCTTTTGAGCACTTAAAGATACCGTTTGATAGAACAGAAAAAGGTTCTCCAAGTTTTACAAAAAACTTTCTTGCGACACATCCTGCTGAACTACCAAAGCTTATAGTAAAGGCAAGAGAAATAAACAAAGCAAATACCACGTTCATCGACACCATACTTAAACACAATCACAGAGGTAGAATACACGCAGACATAAATCAGATAAGATCTGATGATGGTGGCACTGTCACAGGCAGGTTTAGTTATTCAAATCCGAACTTACAGCAAATACCTGCTAGACACAAAATAATTGGACCAATGATTCGTTCTTTGTTTTTACCTGAAGAGGATCATACCTGGGGTTGCTTCGACTATAGTCAACAGGAACCAAGAATTCTAGTTCACTATGCTTCAATCATGAAGCTGGAGGGAACACAAACAATTGTTGATGCGTATAATGATGGTAGCGCAGACTTTCACCAGATGATTGCTGATATGGCTGGTATCGAACGTAAAGAGGCAAAGACAATTAATTTAGGTATTATGTATGGCATGGGTAAGAACAAACTTATGTCAGAGCTGGGACTTATGAAAGATGCCGCTGAGAAACTATTGAAGACCTATCACGAGAAAGTTCCTTTTGTAAAACTTATTGCTAATGAGGCAACAAACATAGCTGATGACCACGGGGTTATCTCAACGTTGGGTGGTAGAAAACTACACTTTGATCTTTGGGAGCCTAGATCGTTTGGTATTCACAAGCCATTGAAACACGATGAGGCAAAAAGGAAACACGGACCGGGGATTAAAAGAGCATTTACATACAAAGCATTAAACAAACTAATACAAGGATCGGCCGCTGACATGACAAAGAAAGCGATGCTGGCCCTTTACCAGGAAGGAGTAGTACCACATGTTCAAGTACATGATGAACTTGATATATCAGTATCAAGCCCTGAAGAGGCAGAAAAAGTTATTGATATCATGGAGCAAGCGGTTCAGTTACAAGTCCCGAATAAAGTAGATTATGAAAAAGGGAAAAGCTGGGGTGAAATACGATAAGGAAAGTCCTGTAGAAATAATACTGGGCATTTGTGACAAGTGTAGTAATTATGTTCCATTTATTCGTTTGGTGTCTGAAGAAGACGAACGTATTTATGAATGTTTAACGTGTAAAACAAAACACAAACAACACGTAAACGGTAAAATTACATTTAATTACTTAGAAGATAGTTATGTTTTTAAAAGAAACTAAGTGTCGGATGCTAAAGAAAGCACCCGACAGCTATTGAAAGGTGTGAAGATATAAATAAAATATATTAAATTAATCTCTTGTCAAATATAATAATTGATATATATAATCCCATAGAATAACATACAAAGGAGAAAATATGCCAGATATAGCAAATTTTAAATCAGTGTCGGTGTCCGTAGATACCCATGAAAAACTAAGGTCTTTAGCCAAAAACAGGTTTGAAGTTCCTGTAAGTGTACAAAAAGTAATAGAGTTTTTATTAGAGAAAGAGATAAAAAAGAGAAATGGTAGATCTAACGGGAAATCACGAGGTTAAAGCTATCTGCCCTCGTTGTAAGGGTAATGGCTATATAAGACTGTATAGTGGACAACAAGTTAATTGTCCTCAGTGTGAATGTGAGGGTTGGGTTATGTTACCTGCTCATCAATGCAGAGAAAACGTTGAAGGCGGTATAGAACCTAGGTGGATGAAAACCGGAGAAACTATTTAATGGATCCAGAACAGGAGTACGGATGGTAGCAAGAATAAATAAACGTATCGACAATATTATGAAGGTTATGCGTGAAGCAAAAGATTATGATATGAAGGATATGTGGAACCGAAAACTACAAAAACTATTTAAACTAAGGGAAAGGCAAGCGCATGAAAGACTTGAAAGTAAAGATAGAATGGCAAACTAGTGATATTCTGGTGTGGGTAGTTTTGTCGATAGGTATAGGATTATGTATTGTAAATTTTGTGACTATATATAATATATACGACGTCATTGAAACGATGTGGTTGGAGATACAGCAGGTCAAAGAAACAAATATTTCTTTGCATCAATTTATCGAGGAACACAAGGATGACTTTAACTAAGGAAAACGATAAGGTGAGAAGACAGATTCCTAACAGGATGCCTAGTGCAACTTTCACTCTACCGATTGATGGTAGACGAGTTGTTGGTATTGTAAACTATGATGTTACTGACACAGGTATTATTCCAATGGCGTTTTGGGTAAAACTAAAACCAACAGATTCTTATCTAGACAGAGAACTACGCGCAAGTGGTAAACTAATATCTAGGTGTCTACAAAACAATGAGTCACTAAAAGATTTGGTTGATACATTGTCACAAGATAATGTCATTGGTCAAATGGCTAATTATTTGTATAAGAATATGGAAGATATTATTCTGGGTAAGCAGCCGGAGAAAAAACAACGTGAGTTGTCTACTGATCCGTATGCTATGAAAGAGTAGAAGTGGACCACGTTAAAGTTGCTTATGATGTTTTAGATCCAGGCATGTTAAAAGAGATGCATGGTTTATTGGCATATAATGAAGGCGAGATAATAGGTAAACTTCCTGCTTATAACTTTCACCCTAAGAATGAATTACCAAGAAACCTGCCTGAAAGAATGATTAGAACACTAATAGGACACAAGCATCATGTTGAATACTGGTTCAGAAACAGTTTAGATGAAACACTGTTTCATGTAGACGCTAACGAACTAAGAGCAAAGCAGGAACAACAAAAATTTGGCGAGGAAGACATGGCTAGGCCAAAAGAATTTCCTATGAACACTCACGTTCTATATATATCAATTGATCCAGAGATGGAGGGCGGCGACCTAGTTATTTTACCATATAGCACTTACATAAAAGGCAGGCCTATATTGGATAATAAATACACACCTTTAGAGGGAACTAGGGCCATACATATAAAACCGAAAGAAAATATGTTGGTCTATTGGGACAAGGCAATATATCATGGCACAAACAAAGTAACAAAAGGCAGATACAGGGTATCTATGATGTTTTCTGAGTGGGCTTTCCAGCCAGATACGTATGATAAGCATCACCACTGGATGTCCTCAGATGCCAAAGATGGGGAGTGGATATGGACATAGTGGATGAATTTGAAATTGAGTGGATACCAGAGGATACAGGAGCGCCGTACGAGGTTGACGAATGTTTTCATGAGGTACCTGAACACACGATTGACAAAATGTGTAAATCAAAGTTTGGGCATACAAATTGGGTTAGAATGGGTCAAATGACACCAGCTGATCTGGTTGGCAATCCATGTGAATTTGATTATACTAACGGAGTAATTTATTTTAAAAACGAGATTTTAGTATGACTTTACCCAGCAGTGGAACATTAGATTATAATAGTATCAGATCAGAATTCGCAGGGCCTTCTTCAAACGTAACACTTAGTACTTACGTAAGAGGTGGTACCTATACATACCCTGTTCCGGCTAATGCAAATATTACAACTGGATCTACATCATCTATTTCTGTCAGTAATTTTTATGGTGCAAAGGGTAGAGCTAGAATTGCAGGGTTCACCGCGCAACAAGGTAGTAGTGGTGGTAAATTACCCACGACGTTTAGAGGAGCTCCTAGTGCAAGTGCTTTCTTTGATCAATCTGGTTATTTTCAAAACCAAAACGCAGGCAACTGGACCGTATATAGGTCCGAGACAAACATCGCTGTTAATGATGGTCAATTTAATTGGACAACCAGTGTAAGTGGTAATCTTACGGCAACCGCATATGATTCATCAGGTAATGCAGCTTTAAGTTGCAACACAGGATCATCTTTTACTAGTGGCACTAATTTTCGTGTGGGTCTTAGTGGAGTAGCTGGTTCAAGCTTTAGTCCTGCTGCTGCCAGCTGGCCGACTAGTGGTAATTATTATATAAATGATAGTGGTTAAAAATGTCTGATATTTATTTAGGAGATTTTACTTTTACTGAAGAAGAGACTGGAGAAATCGTACAACCAGATGATTCGAAAGAAATAAAGTGGACTTGGGCGCATAAGACGTTGTCTGTGACATCGTTAAGTTTTTGTTGTAGACAAGGACACGAAGAGTATGAAGAAATGAAAAAGTCAAGAGAACAAATGGTTTTAAGAGAATGGGCCGGGGAACTTGGATA